TCCTCGGCTTCTCGGCCAATCTCAACCGCTTTCTTAATCCCATTGAATACAGCAGTAGCGGTTGCAAGGGCGGTTACCGGATCAATCATTCCACGGCAGGGGAGGGGTGACCACTACGGGGTGCTTTTGGAGTGCCAGTTGGGCCGACAGTTGCACTGATTCCATCATTTTCTCCGTGTAGTTTTCCGCTGTCAGGGCCAGCGGTGTGCCCTTTTTCTATTATGCCGCCTGCTTGTTCTGGCTCTTCAGCCAGTCATAGAAGTGCATGAAATTGCCAGAGAACTTCTTCACCCCAATGTGGTTGCAGGTCATGCTCGGGTCGATGAAAACTTTTCCACCAGTAGAGCGCCACTTGTTGCAGAAGATGTTGTCTTCGCTGACCAACTCTCCATTCTCCACCCGGACATCAAACACCATCCGGCAGGTTCGACCTTCGTTCTTGTACTCTTCTGAGACATCCCAGACGGCTTGCAAAGCCTTGCGGCTGATCCTCAAAAACCCGGTTCCGACACAGACCACCTCGATCAGACCATTCTTGATTTCAAGCCCTTCAGGAAGCGCCTTGACGTTGAAGAGGATGGGGTTGTCCTGCTTCTTGACCACCGTTGCCCCAACGACATCTACCGGGTGATTCAAAAGCGTGAAGATCCACTCAGGATCCCATTCCTCATCAGAATCGATGAAGATCAGGTCATCGTAGTCTTCTTCGAGCGCCATCCTGACCAGATCGTTTCTGGCTCGCTGAACGAGGGAGTCATATGACACATAGATCGGATCAATCCTGACTTTGTGTACCGCAGATAGCCGGATCGTGTTGATCAACGAGTTGCAGTACCAGACATCCAACCGGCCATCATGAGCCGGAGTTCCGATCAGGACCTTTCGTGTCATGCCATCCCCCAGTAGGTTGCGTATTCAGGCCGATTCGCAATGATCCAAGGCTTGGCATCATCATGCAACTTCTGATTGTCGTGACCGATGGTCGTAGACCCAGCATGATGCACATACGCCCGAGACACGAAGTGCCGGAAGCCCTGCCGCTTCAGATCAATGCACCAGACATCATCTGAATACCAGTTCAAGGGCGGGAACCGCGAAGCCTCAAACGACTGCTTCGGGATGTACGCAAGAATCGGAGAGATCACCGCCACTTCCAACATCTGCCCGCCGTTGTTCTGGGCGATATGCTGATGCGGACGAACACTGTCCGACCGCACCCCGACAGATCCAATCTTGATGCCGTCCCTTTTAAGGGTGGCGACATCCTCCATCAGAACTTTTAGGGTCGTCGGAGTCAGCACGATGTCATCATTGGCGATCAGAATCTCATCAGCCGTCTCAAACGCTTCGGCCATTGCCCGGTTGTAGTCCGCTCCAAAGCTGCCCTCACGGCCCTCAAAGACCGTCAGGACGCACTCTGGGGCATAGACCTTGACGCTGGCCTTCAGAACCTCCAGCGCCGGGGAACCGAGCGTTGAGACGACGATGTTCATTACTTGAAGAACGCCGCCACAGCATCGCTGATGTTTTGGTTCGTCCAGTCTACGGTGTACTCGTCACCGGACAGAACCTGCACCCAATACTTGTACGAAGGATCATCTCCAAGCTGGACGAAAGCCCGCAGGGACCTGTTCTCGACATGATCTTCGATCTGGATGATCTTGACTGCGTTGGCGACATACGGCTGACCAACGGTGTGCGAGGCGGAAAGTTGAACATCTGGAAACATGGTTAGGCTCCTTGTGGGTTCGGATCATACGGCTGGGGCGATGGCTGGCTCCAAGCGTAGTTGGCGATGTTGAGGTAGTACGGCTCATCAAGAACCGTCGCAGCCTGCGGGTCGTTTGGCGCAAGAACGCAACGCCAGTAGGTTGATGAGATGACAACGCCATTCTTCAGGACATCAGTGGTCTTGCGAACCCCGATGCACCCGTTGGGCTGGATGTCAAATTGAGAGACAAAAACTCGTTCTTCAAATTGAGCCATGATGATTTCCTTAAGACGCGGTTTGATAGGTTAATTGCACCCACAGGTATTTCCCAGTGCCGGCGGCATGGGTTGCGCCCTGCCATATAGCCGCAGATGCAATGTACTGAATATCGACAATTGTTGCTCCCAAAGATACGGTAGCAATTAGGTAGGTGTCCGCAGGGAAGGTAGCCATGGCATAAGACCCGGCTACGCCGATTGGACGAACTCCACCCGCATCCGAAGCAAATGGAAGTCCAGATACCTGTATCGCTCCAGACGCCCCAGTTGTATTGACGGATTCAAACCCGATAAAAATATTTACCGTTTTCCCGATCTTGGTATAGGTGCAGGTTGCGGTAACTGGGGTCGTCGGATCAGTGGTTCCGCCCTTCAAAGTTGCGGTAAACGTGCCTTCCTCATAGTCATCCAGCGTGTTGGCGTCGGATGCTGCTGATTGAGTGGCGGGGAAAGTGATGCCAATGCCTGCGGTCTGGGGGGACGCGCCACGCAGCGCAATACCGCCGTAATTGAGAGACGCCATATCCAACGCATCGGAACTGTCCCCTTTGCGCGATTGAATCCGCAAAGTTCCGTACTCGCCGTTGCTCTGGCCGTTGATGCCAACGGTAATCTGGTTGCCTGATCCACCAATAGATGTGGAGGTTGCTGCGCCAGTGGCCGGAGCGGGCACAGCACCATTTTTGATGACGACAGGCGCATTCATCCACCAAGCGTTGGTTGACCCGCCGTCGTAATACTGCCTCGGATTCCCATCCCCATCAGACAGCACAATGTTGTTGCTGGAAGTGCGGATGTCGAGGCCACCTTGGTTGCCGCTGTAGCAGCCAAGAATGGTGTTTTTAGAACCCGTGGAAACCCCCTGACCGGCCTGCGTACCGAGGAAGCTATTGAAAGTTCCGGTGGTGACGCCTGAGCCTGCGTAAAAGCCGACAAAGGTATTTCTGGTGCCGGTTGTTTGATTATATCCGGCCGAAAAGCCGATAAAGGTGGAGTCTGCGCCCGTCGTGTTCAAATACCCCGCCAGACAACCAACAGCGGTGTTGTTAGAGGCAGTGGTGTTATTTTGTAAAGCGTCGTTACCCAGTGCAGTATTGTAGCTGCCAGTGGTGTTGTAGTAAGCGGCATATGACCCGATAAATGTATTGTTCGTGCCGGTGGTGTTTGCGTACCCCGCCTGTATGCCAAAAAATGCATTGGGGGTGCCAGTCGTATTGCTATAACCCGCTTGATAACCAACAGCGGTGTTGTTAGAGGCGATGGTGTTTAGATACCCAGCCTGATAACCTACAGCAGTGTTATTGGATGCGGTGGTGTTTGACTTGAGCGCGTAATGGCCGACAGCCGTGTTGTATGAACCCGTCGTGTTGTAGCCCAAAGCACCGTAATCAACACCGTACTCGCCGCCACCCAACGCGGTATTCATCGTGCCTGTTGAATTGGCACGAAGAGCGTAGCAACCAAGCGCAGTGTTGTTGGAAGCCGTAGAGGTGTTGGCCGAGATGGAGGCGTATCCAATCACCGTTACGCCGGAACCGGAAGTGATAGTTCCACCGGCGCCGCTACCGATCACAATGTTGGCATCACCCGTCGTGGCGTACCCCGCGCCCTGCCCCAAAAAAGTATTGAACTGCCCCGTCGTATTACTGTATCCAGCCTGATACCCCACAGCGGTGTTGTTGGAGGCTGTGGTGTTGGAGTAGAGCGCCGTATGCCCAATAGCTACGTTATTTGCGCCGGTTGTATTAAACCGTAATGCTGTGTTGCCAACAGCAGTGCTGTAGTTGCCGGAGGTGTTTGCGTACAAAGCACCATACCCAAGCGCAGTAATCTGTCCTGTTGTGTTGCTGTATCCGGCCAGAGTGCCTATAAGCGTTAACTGATCCCCCGTCGTATTGCTATACCCCGCCTGATACCCCACAGCAGTGTTGTTTGAGGCTGTGGTGTTATTTAACAGAGCCTGAAGGCCCATTGCGGTGTTAGATCCACCGGTGGTTAATTTTTGAAGCGCCTGAACACCAACTGCAACATTATAGTTGCTGTCTTTTCCGCTATCACCCATCGCCAAGTAGCCAATAGCTACATTTAACGAACCAGTGCCGGAATACAAAGCATACATCCCAAGAGATGTGTTTTGCGTTGCGATGCTTTGCCCAAACTGGGATTGAAAACCAACTGCCGTATTTGAGGTTCCGGTTGTATTGCTATAAGCCGCCTGATAACCCACAGCGGTGTTGTTTGAGGCGGTGGTGTTGTTGATCAGCGCAGACTCGCCAATTGCAACATTGTTTCCTCCAGTGGTCACAGAGAGTGCCGCATTCAAGCCGACTGCGGTGTTGCTCGATCCAGTCGTGACTTCGCGCAATGCTTGAGCGCCAACTGCGGTGTTATATCTTCCTGTGGTATTTTTCTGAAGCGCCAACTGGCCGACTGCGGTCGCAAAATCGCCACTCGTATTCGCCGCCAAAGCACTAGCACCCACCGCAGTGTTGGTAGCCACAGCACCTGCACCACGACCTACGGTGACGCCGTTAACCACCTCATCCTTGATGAAGGTCACAACCCCCGTCGAATCCGCAATCGACATCGCAGCCGTACCATCCTTGGCCTTGATGTTCGTGACTTCGAGGTTGGTCAGGTCAAGCGTTGTGACGTTAACGGTTCCATTGAAGGTCGTCGTCGTTCCGTTGCTAGATCCAATCGTGATTGTCGTTGTAGAACCGCTTACTCCACCTGTACCGATGTTGATCGTCTTGGTGGTGGCGTTCTCCGTGGCTCCAGTACCGATGTTTAGGGTATGAGCCTTAGTGGACTGATCGAGCGTGATATTCCCAGTCTGGGAAGCTCCACCTACAGTAAAGGTTCCCGAGGTCTGAGACGTTCCCAGAGCAATATTTTGAGTCGTGGCAGACATCTCCACAGCCGTGGTCATCGTCGTGATGCCCGTGCCGTTGGTCGAAATAGTAATGTTGCCGTTTGCGCCGTCAGCGATAGTAATGGAACCGGAGTTGGTCCCAGCGTTTGTATTAAGAATCAGGTCGCCAGTACCGTTCGTGGTCAACGTAGCGTTGGCATTGGAGTCCCCGATTCGGACGGTATCCGCATCGAGATAAACATCTCCCGTACCGTTAGTTGCTACCGTAATGTTGCCGTTTGCACCGTCTTCGATGGTGATAGAACCAGAGTTCGTTCCTGAGTTGGTGTTCAGAATCAGGTCGCCAGCACCATTAGAAGTAATAGTGACGTTCGTCCCCGAGTCCCCCACCCTGATAGTGTCTGCGTCTAACTGCACGTCGCCAGTACCGTTGGGGGCCAGCGTAATGTTGCCGTTTGTGTCCGTTGACGAAATGGTGTTGCCAGAAATCGTGATGTTCGCTGCAATAACCGAAGTTTCGCAGTACAGGGTCCGCCAGCTCTTAGCAGTTGAGCCCAGATCCCGGGCGTTGTCCGTAGAAGGAAGAAGATCCGTATTGAACTGGGCAGTAGCGGTGATGGTGTCCGTTGCCGCGTCGCCCAGCGTCGTGTTTCCATCGACCGTCAGGTTTCCAGAAATGTGCCCGTTTACGATGGTCGTTACGCAGGCGCTGACATTAGTGCCATCGCAGAACAAGAAAGCCGTATCCCCGGCAGGTACAGCTACGCCAGTACCACCGGAAGTTTTAAGAGTAACCGCGTAAGCTGAACCATTCTTAACGACATACAATTTAGACGCTGCTGGGCAGATGACCTCCCCGGCGGCGGTAAGGGCAGTACCCCCAGACCCGGTAGCCAACACAAGCATTGCACAGCGAGCTTCTGAACTCGTGCCGTTAGCGGTAGTAAGAGTATGAGCGTTGGTAGTCCACGTATTGATCGTGGCAAGCCCCGCTACCGCCTGCTCAACCATAGAGGTGATGTTGTCGTTAACAACATCCCCCCACGTACCGGACAGTTCACCGGTGACCGGCAGAGCAAGTTTGAGGATGGGAGTGTATTGGGTTGTCATGGATCATCTCCGTCATATGGCAACTTGTTGCCAGCCCGCTGTTTGCGTATCACTCACCCCAGCCCATGAAGCTGATTGAGTATCGACCACATTCTGCCAGTTTGCAGACTGTGCGTCATTAACATTTAGCCAGCCCGCTGTTTGGGCATCCGAAATGCCCGTCCAGTTTGCGTTTTGGTTGTCATCAATCTGACCCCAGACGTTGACTTGCCCAATGAAGCCAGTACCCACCACACCAATTGGGAAGGCAGTCGCCCCGCCCGTAGCCACCACGGTACCCACAGCGCCTGTGGCAGTAAGTCCAGTGACAGGTACGTTGGCGTCTGCGGCAACGACAACCGTGCCCAAAGCGCCTGTAGCTTCAACCCCCGTGACCTGCACGATGGCGTCGGCTTGGACAACAACTGTTCCAACCTGTCCAACGGCTTGGACCCCCGAGGGATAGACATTGGCGTCTGCGGCAACGACGACGGTTCCGACTTCACCTGTTGCCTCAACACCGGTAACTGGAACGTTAGCATCGGCAGTAACGACAACCGTCCCAACGGCTCCAATTGCTTCGACGCCCGTGGGGTAAACGTTTGCATCTGCAACGACAACAACGGTGCCAACTGCACCGGTTGCTTCAAGCCCAGACGGATAGACGTTTGCATCAGCAGATACCGTAACTGTACCGGTCTCGCCGGTACCGGTGACATTCGTATGCCCGACGCCCCACCCTTGGTCGCCCCAAGCGACACCTGAAGCGCCCCAACCTTCAAAGGCTACCGTTGCATCGGCCACCTAATCACCATCACGCAATACGCAAAATTGCGTTTGTTGCGTCTGCGGTCGGAAACTGGATGGTGAAATTGCCAGCGGTGGAGGTCTTGTCACCCCCGAAATCCAGCACGGCCACCGCAGGGTTCGTACCCCCGTTAGCCAGATAGATCAGAGCGCCCCGCGCAGTGATCGTTGATGCCGCCCACGTGACATCCGAGAAATCCAAGAACGCCGTGGTGCCGCTGGAAGTGGGCACTTGGCTGATTGTCAGCACTTCTCCCCCTGCGGTGTACCCGGGACCAGACACTTCATTCGTAACACTGTACGCGGTCGTGGAGGCTCCAAGCGTAGCCGCAGAGGTATACAGAGCGATTTTGAACGTCTGCGTAGTGCCGGAACCAAAGTCAAAATCCGCAGCGAGGATTCCAACTTTGAACGACGTGCACATAGCTTGAGAGATAGCCATTTAGAACTCCTTAACTGACAGGAATACGAACTTGCCCAGAGCGATACGCATCCTGTCGAAGTTTACCGTCGCCCAGATTTTTCAGCAGCCCAATTGCTTGTACGTACAGCCGCTCATAGAGCCCCACCATGTCTTGTTCGCCCTTCATGAATCGGATTGCTTCAATCAACGCACCGTTCAATAGCGCGGAATCAAACTCATCACCCAACCACGTTGTGCCTGCTGTGACAATTGACTCAGGGTAGTACCCATAGTGCAACTCAGTGCTGTACGCCACTCCGGGGGTTGGACCAAGAATGAACGCAGAGTCATCGAAGTTTGCGTAGTGACGGGGCCGTCCGTAGTAGAACGCGTTATTGATGGGGTACGCCTCGCGGATGAAGTTCACATCCTTATTCAAGAGGTAGTGGTACTCACCACTAGGCTCGATGACAGCCAGCGAATAGCAGTACAAGAAATCTGAGGGGATCTGCAAGTACGGGTTACCAATAGACATCGTGCCAGTCACGTTCTTGCGAAGCGCCGGGATCTGCACCGTGTTGTAAATCTTCTGTTCAGCCTGTTCGGTGAACATGTCAAGTTGGGCATCCGAGAATTCGTTCTCACAGATGTCCTTGATGTTGATTTTCAACTCGGTGTAGTTCATGTCAACCTCACGCCATGGGGCCTCGGCACATGACACCTTTCGTCGCCGCGCCCGCACCGCGCATGCGAATGCCACTTGTTTTGACGGGTTCGTAAGGGTCTACGCGCTTGTTGCCAATAACCGTCTTGGTGTCTTTTGCGTCCTGCTTGGGCGAAACAACGCCAGCCTCAGCCATCTTGAACGGCTTAATTTTTCCAGACATGTCAACCTCCGCGCTTTTGCGCCGCGACTTTAGCAAGCCCACGACCCATAGACTTCATGTTTTCGTTGGTCTTGCCCGGGTTACCTTTGGTCGGACCTTTTTGGACCGGTGCAGTTGCGCCGCTCGGTTTTTGTGCCATGATCAACTCCTACGATGTAGATACTGTGACTGTACCAACTTGTCCTTGGGCCACCAAGTTATTTGGTGTGAGCCCCGCATCATAACTGCGAGAGCCCCCTACCGGGTTCCAGCCCCACTGAATGTTTCGACTCCCTTCACCAATCGAACCATTTGCCAAGACTCCTGATTGAACGTATGTGTTGTCAGGACGTGGGTTACGAAGGGCTTGCGGATCGTCAACCGGGTACATCCCAAGCTGTAACTGCGGTTGATCAGGTTCCCAGCATTCTGTGCACACCAACAAATTGATCTGCTTGGTTTTGATGACCAACGTACGCAACTCGCGTAGTCGGAATCGGAATCCGCAACGATCACAGATTGCAATTGCAATCCTATTGGATGCGTACCGATTAGACATCAGCCACCACCAATATAGGAGCGGCGCGGAACAAATCTGACCGCCGCTTTTTCCCTATCTTCCCCCGCCGCAAGATCAAACTGTTCATCGTACGCTTGCTTGAGCATTGGAATACGATCTACAAGCTCGGGCACTTTCATAGCAATGTGGTACGCCAGCCCCGCTGTCAGCGCGGGCAAGAATCGGAAGTTGGCATCAGGGGTCTGAATACCCGAGCCCGCATCTTCAATCCGACGCATGCGCCAGTATCTGAAAATGTAGTAAGGACTTACTAACGTACCCTGATCAGGCACCGGCCAAACAACAATCTTTGGATTGTCGCGCAGGCGGCGCACCCACACTTGAATGGGCCGCGCTTGCTGTAGCTTGTTTGGAATAGTGGCGTACGTTGATACGCTGATGCGAGTGATTGCCAGATCAGCTTGCGTTGAAACGTTTCCTGCACCAGTGCGGATTACGTGATCCAGAAGATCAATCGTGTCCGCAGGAAGATCGTACTCTGCGGTGCCTTGTACAAGATTGACGGAACCTTCGTCAATCGTCCACATGTTGATGCCACGGTTCTGCCACTCGATGGTCATCAAGTTCATAGACCTGCGGGCAGTACGCAGGTCATAGCCTGAGCGCATCTCACGCCCAGCGCGCTCCCACGCCTCTTCAGCAATTTCCGTGAACTCTAAGTTGAAGGCTGTGGTGCCGGAGGTGGTCATCTAAATCTCGCAGTCTTCTGGGCTATGCCTTTAGGTTGAGCTACAAACTGCTTACCCTTTGCTTTTCCGGCTCGTTTTGCCTTGGTCGTTGCCGCGTACTCAGCGGGGCTCAAGGATTTAATCGCTGCCTCTGGGAGATACCGCTCACCCGTCTTGGAGGAGGGCTTTCCGCTTTTGGTCCGCCAACGTTGGCTACCCCAATCTTTGAGCGACTGTTGCGGAGCTTTAGTCACGATAGCCGCCACCTTTGGCTTTATATTGTTTTGCTAGCAGTTGTGCTTTTCTCGCGCTCCACTGCCCTGCGCCAGTACCTTGCGTTGCTTGAGCCTTGATCTTGTTGAACAAGGCTTTACGCATCCCGGGTTTGGTGTAGTTGCCAGCTTCGTTAACCTTGGACTTTACTTCGCCGCCTTCTGCATACTCGTAGAAAGCGGTGTCATCCCGCCGTTGCTTGCGCTTCGGCTTAGGCATCTTGCTGGGGCTGATAGCCCCCATTCCGCGAGAAGCCATCATAATGATCTCCTAGATCATACGGCCTTTAGTCTTGCCCCGCTGGGCGCAGCCATCCGCACGTTTAGATGCAGAGCCACCTGAAGCGTAGCCAACCTTGCCGCCTTTCTTCATGGCGGGCATCCCCGGGGCTCCGGGCGGAGGCGTTACATCACCGGCACCGGCTTCGGGCGGTAGCGGCGGTACACGCCGACGTGGCATCGGACGTTTTGGTGCTACGCCCCGTTTCGCGGCCATGGGGGGCATCGAGCGGTTCATCATGTCATCCATGTCAGCAGCTCCCACCTTTACGATACATACCACCACCGGCCATCTTCACTTGCATGGCTTTGGTTTTACCTTTAGAGGCAACACCATCAGCAGCACGGCGGAACACTGCACCACCACCCTTCATGCCCGCGTGTGCTTTTGAAGCAGGGGCACCTGCGTGGGCTTTCAAAGAGGTGGCAATACCACCCTTCTTCATGCCTTTGGCTTCCGCCATCTCATGCTTGATCATGGACTTGGGAGCGCCCTTCTTTTTCATGAAGGCCACCTCTTTACCCATCATAGCCTTGGACTCTTTCATGTCACCACCTTGGTTGAATTTACGGCCTTTATCGGCCTGTATGAATTCCTTGCCAACCTTTTGCGGGATGCCAAGGCGTTTAGAAGCTGCGGGGTCATTGGCGACCATCGCCATCAGGTTGTGCTGAGCTTTGGTCTTGCTTGGCATTTGCCCTCCCAGTAAAACCTTTTACTGTGTCGGTTTCCCAGATTCGGATTGCAAACCATATTACGGTTAACACCCCGCCAATCAAACCAACAATAGGCGGAAACCATTGCATAAAACCAGCAACGCCCACAACAACGGCAGCGCCATCAGCAGCGGTTTTGATTTCTTGTGCGTTCATCTCAGCACTTCCATGCTCTCAGACTTTTATTGATCCGACTGTTTGGGTCATTCGCGGTCTTCGCTGAAGTCAGCTTCTTCTTCATGCCCGTCATCCGAGCACAGAATGACTTCTTCCTTGAACCGCCTTCCGGTTGCGGGGCCTTGAGCCCCGGCTTCCCCGGATTGGCTTTGTTGTAGCTGGCGCGTCCTTTGGCATTCAAACCACCAGACTCCGCTTTGCCTTCTTTGCGTTGCCATGCTGGCGTCTTCATGGCTACCCGCAGATGATGGTGCAGAAGGTCACGTTGGTCAGGGTCACCACGCAGTAGTCTTGGTTAGATCCTAGCGTTGACAGAATACCTTCTGCTGCCATGTACAAACTGTTTGCAACAATGGCAGAAGCAGGAGTATTGATCTGCAGCCGGAGCGCACTGGCAAGATCATTAGTGTTGAACTTGACCGAGCCAGCACTACCGGTGCCAACATAGTACAGACCTTTGATACGCGTCCGGGGAAGAGCAAGACTCCCGGTGGTACCAATCTTTACATTACCCGCCGATGCACCACTAGCTGTGATGGAATCAACACGAGCGTAGTAGTTAGACGAAGTAACTGTCGTGGCATTAGGCCCAGTCAACGTCTCACTGACAACCGTGTTGGTTAGATCAC